AAGATATTTGACGAGCCGCTATTGCCACCGACGGTTTGAAACTTGATACCGCGGAGTCCCAAAGAAACAAGTTTGAACCCATTATGTTCAGGATAAATCGCTAATTTATCCCCGCCTTTCGGCTGCCTGATATTACTACCAGGATCAGACTATATTATAACCCTTTCGGGTTCCGTGCGCTTCCACTCGCTTGAGTGTACTCCCTGCCGGGATAGTCGTTACGCGTTCCCCCTTCCGGGGCTTCGTTCGGTATTGCCTCATAGAGGTATCCACCGAGTTCACACGGTTTGCTATAACCATTTCTGGATATAGGGGCCATTCAATTAACCCCGCAGTTCCGCAAATTCAGCGGGCATATCTATTGATACGTCGCCCAAAACTTTGAAATATGCCACGCTATCCCACGTTGACCGATTGAAAAACCGTACATCATGTATTCCAAATATACTCCTAACTGTGCTCTCTGCCATTTTTTACCTCCTAAATGATAAAAACATCTTTGTAAACTTCTAAAATAATTATCGCCCTGCCTATCCAAAATTCGCCGCTGATATGTTTTTGAACATCGCTTCCGAACACCGGTCTCCACGGCGCATTAGTCACAACGTCCCCGAACGTCCTATCTGAATTTATCAATACTCTGAAATCATCGTAAATATCGAAAAGTCCTTTGAAATTTATATCAGGATTATACCAAAGTGTATGGGTCCCACTTTGCGATCCCGTTGTTGTGATTTTAGTTCCCGCCTGCGCGAGCGCGTAGGTCGACGCGATATAAAACGTATTCGCATTTATATAGATCACATAATAATTTGTTGATGCAATTATGCCTGCCGGCAATGCACCGGTCGTCGAAAAATAAATGCAATCTCCGGTTAACAATCCATGCCCGGTATTTGTCACAACACCTGGCGCAGCAATTGTCATGGTCGCGGTGCCTTTCGATGTCGCGGTCGGGCCGGTTTTTATTTTGCTCTTTATTACATTTCGAACACCGAATTTTATTTGCAATGGATATACGCGCCGCTCCATGTGTTTTAAATTCATGCCTGGCGGCTCTTCAACTCGAAAATCAGAGATATCGAAATTGACGTATGGAAATAATCCGGAATCCTCAAGTATATCTTCATCGTCAAATTTCGTGACTGACTGTAAATAATTAGCCATTGTAGACGCATTCACTATCGTCATAATCGCGTCAATAATTGTTACCGCTTCGCTACTCATGACCAGTCGAACCCTTCTTTGATTGCTCTTTTCATTGTTGTCGCTAAAAACTTCCTTATGCTATCCCGTGCATACAATGGGATATCCCGAGCACTATGAAAATGTTTCGCGTATTCCCCGGTTGTTATTTTATGATAGGGATTGAGAATGTTTTCATTCAAATCATATTTCAATTTCAATTTTTCTGTTTGTATCACGGCCTTATCGGTCATCGCTGTTTTTAATGCTCCAGTCATAATACCTATCGTCGGCGGATATCCATGTTTGATTTTCCATTGTCGATAAGTTGTGCTTATTTTATCCCACCCCGCCGGGTTAGCATCAGAAAATTCATATTTATAAGTCTTTTTAATTCGATCAATTACATCCGGCCATACAGGGCGCATGTCCTGGGCGCGTGTTGCACCGTCACTGAATTTTTTCAGTATCGCATCAAAACTATCCTTTCCGCCCGGATGTTTTTCTTTAACCTGTATAATCATATATCCCCGTCCTCCTACCCAGCCGCACGGGTGCGATAAATCCGCCGGCAGCTATCAGAAATTCAGCCCGCTGAATATAATCCTGTGCGACGGAACTTTTCCCAGTCGCCCCGGACATGGACGATGATACCTCTCCCTGTCCTCGGCTTTCATTCATGGCTACTCGATTGTATTTTGCCCGGCGGTTATGGAGTAATATAAATTCTGCCGCCGCGAAATAGATTTCAGCGTAATAAATATTTTGTTGCAGAGTGGTCAGCCCGGTTTTATCGAGCAGAGCATAAGCATCGTAGGTGCCCTCGGTCATAATCGGAATTAGTCGTTCCCGCTCTACGGTTCCGATCGCGTTAGTTAGCGCCGTCACAAACTCCGCGTCCGTGGAATATCCATATTTTCCATATGTCTCAAATTCTTTTTTTATATCAGTAATTGAATATGTCGCGGATAACATTACACCACCTGATTTTCGGAAAAATATAAAATATTATCTATGCGCCCGTATGCGGTCTCATCGAGTGAGACAATTGAATGTCGGCAATTCGGCCCCATCGCCCCTGATCCCCGCGCTCCCTCGATTGTCATAACACCGAATATATCCGCCGCCGCCTGGTCATGGGCAAGCAATGATATACCATAAAATTTCTTGCTCAAAACATGCTTGCAAATATCACGCTCCGTATCCGCCGATCGAAGGTCCCTCAAAACATACCCGGACATTCTGCGCTTTTTCATCTTGTCATTTATTTCTACGGCTTTTCGTTCGACATTTAATATCGTCGTTCTTGTCGCCATTTTGGAATAGGCGTTCAGTGGCATGAGGCGACCGTTTGAATATTTTATGAGCTGACCGTTATCTTTCATGTTGTAAAAATCAATGTTCTTTTTGATTAATTTCTTTTCGAGGTCTTTCTGAAATTTTGTAATTTCTTTTTGTGTTATCCCTTCGACTGATTTTAATTTTTCAATTGCTTTCAGATTTTTAATCATGTTAGTTTGCAATGCCCGAATAGTTTTTTTTACAGTCCGGTTGGTCTGTGACAAAGCCCCTCGTGTAAGTTCTTTAAACTGTTTTATGGTTTCCGCTTTTACAGTTTTCCGAACGAAAGGCGATGTAATTCCGAACAGTTTAAAAACTTTATCCGTAAAAACATCTTTGATGAATTGCCCGAATAGACTGGTATATGATTTATAAAATCCTGTGGTATATGATGTAATACTGATTGATATATCGTCCCAGTCTTTGAGCGGTAGAAAATAATTTTCCGCTCTTGCCATTTGTTTTGAAACGAACGCGGCGTATCGATCCGCTATCGTCAAAATATATTTTGAAATAAATAGTTCAACGGCCGCGTTCAGTTTCCCGGACTCGGCAAGTTTGACATATTTTTCTATGTCCTTCGGATCAACCTGGTTGCTGAAAAAAGCCATCGCGTTTTTTCTCTTTCTTTTCGATTCTTTGAAATTCGCCAGGGCAATCACACACATAACCTTTTCCCGCTGGTTTGAGATTATAATCCAAAATCATCCGGTCAAGATCCTGACCCGTATAAATCTTTTTACATTTCTGACATTTAATGACAAATGTTTTCTGTCCCATGTTATTACCTCCTTAAACTGACGCTTTGTAGAACACCCACGCGTTACCGTCCGCGCTGAATGTTAATTTTAATGAATTTGAATATCCAATCGATGCGCAATACGCATTAAAATCTGCAGCACTTGTCAGCGTCCCCCACAGTGCAGCTGTTCCATCTTTCGGTGTGACCGTTATGATGGCCGTATTAACGCGCAGTTGATTAAATCGCCCTTTGCCGATATGAACACATTTTGTAGACGGCACATACTGCACTCCCCCATCCGCGGTTACATTTGTCATGGCTGCCGCGCTTGTGCCTGTTAATGTTAATGCTGATACCGTAACTACAGTATAATCGATATTGTTTCCAGCATCGGCGAATCCGGTAAATGTCAGGATGTCGCCGACTGCTATTCCCTCAGAAACAAATGATCCGGCGGCCCTCGTAACGGTTTTTGTCGCCGCCACCACGTCGCAGGTCATAGCCGCAACGGTCGTTGACGCGATAAGAGTAGCAGACCAGCCGTCTACAAATTCCCCGCTTAATATTTCAGTCGTTCGCGGTTCGCTCATGATAATACCTCATGTAATTCATGTATTTCCTGCGATTCCTTATTAATGATTTCCAGCATTCTTTGTGCCTCGTATAATGCACCCGTCGTCGCGCTAAGAGTTTTAATCAATTCATTTGTTTGTGCAACATTTTCGTTAATTTTCTGTTTTACTGATTCAATTCCCTTTGTTAATTCATCAATTCGTTTTTCAAGTTTTTCTTTCATTGCCTGTCATCCTGTTTTAAAATAGGGCGGGCATTTCGCCCGCCCCTGTGAAATTAAACAGCCTTCGTTCCGGCTGCATACCAATAATTTGCTCCGTCATACATCACAAAAAACACATTTGTAGCCGCATTGTTGTGATCCAGAGTACCGAACTGACCCTGGGCCGTAAACGCAAAAGCGGCTGCAAGCTCCGCCGCCGTCGGGGTGGCGGGTGTTGCGAGGAGAGCATCACTATGTTTTGTAATGATCCCGCCGGATGCTGTTAATGTCTCATCGATCAAAACTTTCCCATCATCGATGTACAATGCTTCCTGTGTCGCGTCAGTCGCGCTGATATACACAGAATAACCAGCCGTGCCAGCCGCCGGGTTGCCAGTGTCAACAATACGGAGACATGATCCCCGGTTATCGTCTTGCGGTACGCCTGAATAAACAATATTCAGCATTGACGCATTGGCATGTAGCAAGGCATTGTCGCCGGAGAGATTAAGCATACCAACCCCGGTTGCTCCGCCCCATCCATTGGCACCCGTTGCTCCATCAAGGGTCACAAGAGAAGTGGTCTGATTATTCGCACAGATCAAACCAAGACCTTTTCCTGTCGCAGTTTCGACGGTACCTTTGATTACATATCCGTCACCGGCCACTGTAATCACAAGTCCATCTTTGTCTTGCGTCGCATCGTTTTGATCGATAGTAATACCGTCAAGACCGGCGGCATCCGCAATGGTCGCGTTAAATCCGCCGTTGCTCGTTACAAGCTCATCAAATACCGATTTACCAGTCGCAACATATATGGCCTCATTGCTCACAGATGCAATATATACCGCGTAAGAAGTACCCGCAGCTGCGCCCGATTCTGTTACCTTGAGACAGGCACCTGTCGCATTGGCACCCGCAAGCGCGCCCGTAGAAACTATCTCAAGTACGTGAGATACCGCCGTCGGAGCGCCAGTACTTGAATGCAGATACACAAGCGACCCATCAAGTGAACCTGTGGTCCTTATATCAATGATACCAGCATTATTTGCAGACGTTGCCGCTCCCGTAATGTTAAGTGCTTTTTGCGCTAGTTGATTTGCCATTGCTATGGCTATAACATCACCTGTACGCGCCGCACTCGCTTTGATGTCTATAGCGGCATAATCACCGTCATGTGTTATTTCCAGAGCATAAGCATTTCCAGTGGCGTTTTGATCGATGAGAAGAGCCGAACCAGTTGATGTAACTTCTGTATTTTCAATCTCTACAACCGCCGCCGTTCCAGCCGCGTTTTTCTTGAAATACGACGTCTCGTCGGTTGTGGTATTAATTTCAACTTTGCCCTCGTCCATATCAATGTCGCCATTGGTCATCTGCAAGTTACCCAGGGCCAGCGTCAAAACATCAGCCGCCGCACCTGCAATAACCACCGCGCCATCCTCACCGAGTGTGAAAACATCCGCGCCGCCACCAGTTGTGTCATGAGCAACAAAATAATAACCGGCATTCAATGTTGATTCAAGCGTGTCAACCCTGATGCCTGTACCAGACGTCAAAGACGTGCTTGCAATATGCAAAATGTTACTCGTCGTTGCTGAGTTAGCAACAATATCAATACCATCATTGGCAACATTGGAAAACGTAAATTGTCCAGCCACTTCGTTAACAAGATCGGACCATATTATTTTCCCGTCCGTTATGGTCATGTCCCCGGTAACGGTTGGCCCTGATAATGCGCCACCAGCCAAGTCGGTCAACGTAACAGTATGTCCAAGGTTCGAATCAAAAAATAATAAATTCGTACCGTTAAACGTCAGATAACTATCAGTATCGTCCATGTTACCCAGTGTCAGCTTAATATTATCCGTACCTAACTGAACACCCATAGTTGTATCAATCACAGCAACAGTATTTGTAATTCCCTGTGTTGCAGTTGATCCTGTATTGGTAATACCTGCACAAGTTACCGTTCCGGTAGTGGTCAACAAATCATCGCCGAAGTCTATGGTTCCGCCCGATGCTGTAATTGACAAATTACAAGTCCCGACGGTTGTGATTCCCGGAATATTTCCGGCCGTTGCAAACGACAGATAATCATCCGCATCCCCTGAAGGCTTTAGCGTTATCGCGCCCGCTCCTGATAATCCAGTAAGACCTGCTATAGTTGCACAGCCTGTCACGGCTCCCAATGCTACTGAAAACGTTCCATCTGTTACCGTTCCGCCTTGCACCGTTCCGGTAGTCGTGATATTATCATTATCAAATGTCACGTCCCCGCCACTGGATATAAACTTAATGTCTCCCGCGCTTGATTTAATAAATAAATCAGTTGCATCGCCATAAAATTTTAAAGCATTCGTGCCATCACCTACTTGTAAACTATTGGCCTCACTATTCGCGCCATCAATTGTTTTGCCAGCATCAAAACATAAATCAAGTGCTGATGCTGATGCTGATGCTGCCAATTGCGTTAAAGTTTTTGAAACTCCAACGGTAGAATCAAAAAATAATAGATTCGTTCCGTCAAATTTTATGTATGAATCTGTAGTCCCGGCATTTCCGAATGCGATATAACGATTGTCTGCATTGAGGGATAAACTATCATTTAAATCGGTTACGCTAGTTATATCATCAGTCTGTATATCTTTAATAATATCGCGTATTTCCGGAGATATGCCCAGTCTACTCCGTCCTTTTAATCTGTTACCAGCCATAGTGTGTCCTCCTTCTAGCTCGTGGTTAAGCCGGTTATTTTGCCATGCAGATATTCTACCCCATAGCTCAATCCAGCTTTCCCGAAAATTTGACCATTCTCACTGGCTCCAGTTTTGGAAAGTTCTTCGTAAAAGAAATTTCCTTTATTGGGCACCGGCTGAAATACCGGAGCGCATGACGCCACGTCGGCAAATAACACAGTATCAGTTGGCATAAACGGATCATATATTATGCCCATTTGCGCGAAATCCGTTAAAATAGTTTTAATCGCAACCCCACCAACACTCCGATCGGTCGGCGCAAATCCATAAATATCCGATATCGATTGCAATTGAAAAGCATTTGCGAAAATAATCATATTCTGAAATTTCGCCCCGCCGCCAGCCATTGTGCGCATAGCCTGATCAATTAACGCCTTGGAAAGATCAACAGTACCAGCCGCTATTGCAGTCGTTGAACAAGCGGTTATGATTCCCCGCGTTTTGTTGGCCTCTCCCGCGTTGGCCGCTAAACTATACGAACCCCGTAAAAAACTGTATTCAATGTCACGAGCGATTTTCACAAGCGCCCATGCTATCTGTTTGTTTTTATCGTCGGTCACATTATTGACCGCGCCTTGAGTATTGAGTCCGGACAACCTCGACTGATTTGCTAATTTTTCATAACTGATTTGAATTGCTTCATGAAAAATCTGACATACGTTGGTAACCTGCGCCCTGACATTCTCAATAGCCGTCGGAGAAGTTAAGCTCGCAGTTTCCGTAATAGCCGGCTGAGACGCGGCTGTATAGTCGTATGTTGATCCCATCGCAAATTCAAAATTGTTGCTCTGTAAACCTCCGGTCATTCCGCCGATTATCGACAAAAATGGCGTAAATTCCGGAGATGCTGTATATAATTCACCCGCGTAGTTTGGTAAATTCCATGTAGTCCCTTGTCCGCTTACCTGTGACATAATTATTTAACTCCTTTTTGACTTTCATAAAGTTCTTGCTTGATTGCTACAACTCCAACAAGATCGCCTTTTTTTTGAGCGTCTGCCAATCTCATGTCAATATTCATCGCACCGCCTTGTAAATTCGATCCCACCGATCCGCCGCCTGGAGACAGTTTGTTTTTTACAAGATGTTCGTGTTGTGGCATCCTGAAAAACTTTTCGACGGCTTCACGCGATTTTAAATCCATCGAAATCATCGCGCCATTTTCTCCGGGTATTTCAAGCGTCAATATCGTTTCAAATATTTCTTTCCCCTGTCCCGTAGCCAGATCGGTCTGTTCGATCTGACGCGCTTTGCCTTTCATTTTCAAAAATTCTATTGTATCTTGTGGGTTATGCAAAACGACACCGATTTCTGATATCGCCTGATTCAAATCGGTCGAGGTTTTGTGGTCTTCATATTTAGATTTATACATCTCACTTTTTTTTAAGATATCTTGTATCTGTTTTTCTTTCGCATGAATTATTTTATCATATTCCGTTTTCAGATTTTCAACTTCTTTTGATGATCCTGGTTTTTCTTTTAATTTCACGCGTAGAGAATCAAGTTCTTCCTTTGCCAGCTCAAACTGTGTCAAATAATTATCGCGTTCGTCTTGCACAGCTTTCCGTCCGCTCGATCGCGCCGTACTTGTTATATGCCCGACGAATTGCTCTAATCCTTTGGGCACCATTACCGCTGACTGTGTTACCGGATCAGTCATTTGTACAAATTCCTGTGCTGGCGGTGCCGTTCCCGTTCCATTTCCCACTCCTTCATTCAATTGATTTTCCATCGCCTGTTACCTGCCTTGATTTTATTTCAGCATCCATCAACGCGGTCATTTCCTGTCCATTCCCCGGTTCTGGTTGCGTGATTTCTGATTTTTCAATATCTGTCTCAATCTCTTTTAATTCATCACCGTTCAAAATGTCCGAAAAATTTATATTTGCTATTCGTTTCGCGGAATGTTTATAAATACTTTGTACGTCTCCCAGGGAAAGAAGCATTTCATAAAGCCGTGCCAATTCCTGCTCTTGCTCACTCCCCATGAAGTCTTTTTTATAATCGATTTCCGCTTTACCATCATCCACTCCCTCCCACATGCTGGCAAATCGAAACATTTCTTTCTCGCATCGCTCCAGAGATTCCGCGCCACTCATAAGTAGAGCTTTCGTTTTCGTAAAATCAAATTTTTTTGCCTCGCCAGATTGAGCATAATTTTTTTCTTGATCAGTGTTTAGTCCCAATGCCCGCTGAATTCCGATAATCAGAAAATTGATCGCCTGTAAAAATGGATCAATATCCTGTAAACCCGGACCATCAAAAAAAGGAGGTGCTCCTGTCCCAGGGAAAGGAGCAATCATATAATTACTCGATCCGTCTGATTTTAATTCATCTGGAACTCTATCTGGATAAAATAGAGTTTTGAACGTACCACCAAAAAGAATTTCATCGAATAACGACATGTAATTATAGATTGACTGGTCAATGAGCGCGATATCCTCAAATATCGTATCTGACATTTGGCAATTGTTTTTATCCTTCCAGTTTTGGAAATGGAATGGAATTTCTGTTAAATTTTCAGGGAGTGGATATTGTTCACTTGCCTTAAAATCACCCATCTGATTTTGGGCGATCAAGGAACTTATATTTGTTGCGGAAGTTAGCTGTATTGATGATTCGAAATCCTGTATAAATTCTTGCGTCCACAATCTATAGAATATTTTATATTCTGATTGTTTAAATGGATCAGAATTATCAATATATGAATTATCGAGTAGTATCCAAACAAGTTTTCCGTTCCGGTCAATATGATAATTTCTGATATCCCAGGGCTGATATAATATACAATATGGATTAAGACCCGCCGATTTGCGACTCGCTTCGGTGGGATATTCAGACGGATTGAATTTTGGAGAATCAACAAGAATACCACACGAATATAGGATACTATTTGTAGCGACACTTATCATGAATTCTTTCAGCGATTGCCGAGGTGTTGCTTTTTCAATCAGATATTCAGATTTTATATTTGTACGTACAGGTTCTGAATTATAAATAAAACCGATGAACATGTCGGCGAGGGTTTGAACGTTGTTTAAATAAATTGATCTTTTTTTGCGTTCCTGATATGATATATCAGATTCTCGCAAAGCATATCTGTGCAGATAATTATTGTCCCGATAAGTGGTACCGCCGGCGTAACTATTATCAATTAATTTCCAAATATTTATTTTGGAATTATACGTTGAATGAAATTGATTTGTTATGTAGGATAAATCCATGCGGACACTTTTTATATTTTTAAAAGTGCCCATGTCGGAGGGCCGCCCGTATTGCCACTTATCGGAGTAACCCCGTATGCAGTTTTAATGATCTGCGACATTTTTTGAGATTGAACAGGCGATTAAATATAATTTATATTATGTCACTTAATTTGTCAAGCTTTTAATTCGGTTTTACACCCTCAAATCTGAATCCTGTAATTAAATGCTCAACTCCGTAACGCGCCCCGGCGATCGTATCACAATCAATATCTACCACCTGATCGACTATATGCCCGTCTTTCATTTCGCGGTACTTGAAGCGTGGAAATTCCCTGGCGGCGTTCGGACACCTTGTCTTATGTATGTGTATTTTATATGATTTCAGATAGTCAATTTGCCGCTTTAAACTATCCGGCCCTTTTTTGGCTGGATTAACATTATACCCGCGTTGTTGCCATTGTTTGATTCGTGCAGGTTCTGCGCTATCCGCTGTTATGATCGCGGTTTTGCTAAACTGCGCCCGGTCAATATAGTTTATAAATTCATCATTTGTAATTCCCTTGAAATAATATTCTGAAAATATATATAAATCCCGCTCTTTGAACCCGACTGACATTAATGTCGAAGCGTGGATAAATCCATAATCCATTCCATGACATACGTTCTGCATATTTTCAGGGAGGATGTCAAAGTCCTCGATGATTAAGTCAGTAAATACCCGCGCCGTATTTATCGATCCCCATTGGTTGAGGACGTAAACCATATAATAATAATTATCAAGGTTTTTCCATTTCTCAAGGTTTTTAATGTCTTGTTCTGTTAGAAATTTATTATCAAGGTAAGTCGTCTCGCAGATAAATCCTTCATCCGGCGGTATGGGATTATCAAAGAAACGTGCCTTTAGCCAATGATCAATATCGATAGGATTGAATGATAAATAAATATGTTTTGAGATTTTAGATTCGCCGCGAAGGCGTATGATAATCTGATTGAGATCGTCCTCTGCCATTTCTGTGGCCTCTTCCATCCAGACGAAGATCATGGGCCCCGTCTGGAAGGTAACCCCTTTTCTTTTTTCTACATCATCCAGGCCCTTAAAGATTATCTGATTGCCATTTGCAAGACACGTGATTGATTCGTTTCCAAAAGATTTATTTATTTTAAATAATTTATCGAAGTTTTCGTATAAGTTAATAAATTTAGTTATTTCCGCAAAAGTCGAGGTGTGATTGTCAGCGTTATGTTTTCTTAATACCATGCCATTATAACACTGCAATTCAATCATCTTTAATATTATCTTTTGGCTTATGAATACAGACTTTCCAGCACTACCTCCGCCCTTAAATATCTGAAAAAATCGCATATCGTCCAGATATTGAATATAGGCCTTATTTATAATGCTTTCATCAAAGTCAACTTCAATCATCTAGCTTAATACGCTTTAACATTATTTTCATATTACCGGTTACATTAGCATCTATTGTTTCGGTCGCACGGCCCCATAATCTATTTTCGTAAGATTCAATTCCACGATAATCAAGTTTTACATACGCGTTCATGATCGCTCGTTTGCCCAGGGGTATAATTTCGAGGTTTATTTTTTTTATTTCTGCTGGTGTCATATTACGAACATCAATAACAGTACGGCACATTTCTTCATAGGACATATTTTTTGCGGCCTTAATGTCAGGTGGATCGGGTTTTCTTCCACCCTCTCCTTTTTTAAAATTCCGGCCGCCTGTTTTAAATCCTTTTGCCATTCGTATTTCCTTCGCATTTTGCGATTATTATTTATATTTTTTATCTAAAATATCATATAGTTTTTTATATGACAAGAATTTTTCTGATTCTTTTGCGCCTATTTTTTTCATAAATTGTCTTTTACCATCATAGGAATTAAATACAAATATTATAACATAATCTTCGTTTTCGATATCTTGAATTCCTTTTCCTTCTTTAAATTTTTTCCTTGATTGTTTTTTATATTCCCTCATTTTATCAGATCGTTTTATTTTGTCTATTTCAGATTCAACTTTTTTATGTTCAGGTTGTGTGAAAAACAAACTATTTTCAAAGTCTATGCCGTCAAACATGAAATTAAGATCGATCTTATCGAATCCGGCGTCTTTTATCGGATCAATTTCTTTATAGTTGTCAAATATGTTATGTAGAATATCCTTGTCATATTCCCCTGCGGCGGACTGATTGTTTAGAAATATATTGAGTTTTATTTCGTCTTTTTTAGAACATTCTATTTCGGCAATGGTTAGTTGATAATCTTCAAATTTGTTTAATTCATCCATTATAGATAAACGTTGGTTACCACCCACTACATTTCCAGTTGTTTTATTAACGATAATTGGTTGGACTAATCCGTATTTTTTTATACTGGCCTTTATCTTTTTCTTGTTTTCTTCAGATATTTTTCGAGGGTTATAGTCCGCTGGATTTATTTCTGATCTACTTACCGACTTTATAGTGTATTTTTCAATTTTCATAATTCTTTATATTTTAAAAAAGGGTAAAAGTCTATTATTTTTTTGTAATCTCTATGGAATTTTTCTTTAATGAAATTCAAACTTTCTTTCGTAAATTCGTTTATATCCCTAAATCCATAGTCATATTCAGGAGATAAAAATAATTTATTTTGCTTAATATAATATAAAACTTCCTTTTGAGACCATCGAGCAAGCGGGAATAATCTATTGTTTTTTGTATCAATACCATCTTTAACATAGGGAGCGTTCATGATTCCGGCACGATTCACACTATCAACCATTTTGTAGCCATAGACCACATAATTTATATCAAATTTTTCCCGAATATAATTTTCAATATCAATTTGTTTTAATTTTCTACCCTTTTTCATCGAATATTTTATAAATATATTATTGATATCCGGAAGGGGAAATTGATGAATATTTAATTTATATTTTTTCTCATAAATTGATAATAATTTATTTTTATATTCCAGGTCCGGAACGATATACAAAGATACGACTTTTATGTTTTTAATAAATTTATGGCATAAATCTAAAATAACAACCGAATCTTTTCCGGTCGAAAAAAAAACTATGGCGGATTTAATTTTCTCTGCCATAGTTCTAATCTCTTTAAATAAATCTTTCACGCGCGTTTTCTTACTTTTTTAAACGGAAGCGGCGCACGTTGCCCCGCCTTACGTCCTGTCCGTTTTCTGGTTCCTGATCCTTCCGGCATGATTTTCACCTCTCAAATAATTTTAATTTTCCACGAATATTTTTTATCGGCTTTTCATAAAGAACCGGATTTTTTAAAATCCAGTGCCATTTATTCTTTATGGCAAATGGAGAATCTGATTTTTTTGTAATATCAACCAGCTCACATTCCCCGATTATTGCTTGATGTAAAAAATACAATTCTTTATTGTTATCATAATAATTATTCAGCATAATTTGTATGTCAACAATTTTATTGATTATATCCTTATATTCGCAATTATCAGTATTAGCTGTTTCCCCATTCATTTTTATTTTTTTAAAGTTTGATAAAATTATTTGAGGGAAATCCTCCGGCGAAAAATCTGCCAGATCGCGGAACCCACTTGAATGTATGGCAAGCTTGCCCCGATATTTGGTCGTCCATGACCGATTTTCAACATCTTTAATTCCCATACAAATCAAGTACGAAAGTGGATTTTTCACACTTAGCGTTTTCATAGATCAACCTCTATGTACAATATAATATATTATGCAATATAAGTCAATCATTATTTATCTCCTCTCTTCGATTTATCCCAACAAGTACACCTGCCAAAAATACGCCGATTATGCCATAAAGACATTCCGAATTTATCATTTCATTCCTCCCTCCCTAGTTATTTTT